ACAGTCTGGAGGAGTACCTCCGGGAGCAAATCCAAATGACGCTACGGGCACTGGTGGCGGCACAATCGGAACTGGAAGTGTTCCGGCTGCAGGGGAAGATAACTTCACTGGAACAGATTAAGGGGCTGAAGGCTGATTACGAAGCCGCAGTAGACGCACGAAATGACTGACGCGATACGGGGTCTGTTACAAAATAGATTGTCTATAGAGGCAGGCAGGGTAATGGCCGGTCAAGTCCCTACTGCACCGTCCGCACGTCCATCTGCAAGACCCGGACCAAAGCCCTTTGAGCAAGAGGAACTGTTCCCTGTTCGTCGTGTTACTGACGTTTCGCAAGAGGCTATAAATGAATTTGCACAACAAGGAGAAGGGGAGGGCGGAGGATACTCTGGTACGGGATATCCTATATCCGGTGCAAAACCCCTAGACTTGACTGTTAGACCCTTTGTAAGGGGCACTGACCGGCCTGAAGATGTTCCGGGTAGTGTACCCCCGGGAGTTAACGCAGCCTACGCAGGACAGCTTATACAGCAAGCATTTGGGTTTGGGGGTTATAAGTATAATTATTTGACAGGTAGAGTCGAAAGAGATGATGTTAGAACCCTTGCTATGGCTATGCCGCCAATGATAGGGGCTTTGATGGGATTCGGACAGGCCATTAACCGTAAAAATCTAATGCGTATCGGTCGCATGGCTGATGCACAGGAAGAAGGTTACGCACTTGGAATGTTGGGCAACCAAGTGATTGGCGTATCTCCCGGACTATTTGGCGGATACGTTTTATCAGGCACATTACCACAAAATCTTACACATCAACAACGTCAAACTATTACAGAACAATTATTAGGTATTTCTGAACAAAGTCGTTCACAATTTAGAAGAGAACAAGCAGAACGTCAGCGTAGAATTGGTCAATCTCAAGCTGATCAAGTAGAGATTGAAGCTGGTGCAGGACTGTTTCAGCCGGGAGATAAACCAGCACAACCCGATTCTCGATTTACTACTACAACAGAAACTAGCTACACAACTGATCCGGGCGACAGTCCATCTTCTTACTCTTCTTCAGACAATTATGGTTCTTCTTACTCTTCTACAGACTATTCGTTTGAAGATGTGCGTGGCAGAGCAAAAGGTGGACCCGTTCAACGCACAGGCTTTGTCGAAGGTTCTCCTGATAATTACACTAAAAGCGAAACTGTAGCCGACACAGTTAACACACAAGTGCGCGAAAACTCTTTTGTGCTTAATGCTCCTACTGTAGAAACTTTGCAACAGGCAGGCATGTTACCCAAAAGGGTTGACAAATCAAATAAAAACACTACAATAAAAGCAAATAAGGGTGGCTTGATGCCCGTAGCCCTGTCCAAGGGCGAGTACGTCATTGAACCCGAAGAAGCCCAGCGCATTGGGTACTCCTTTCTCGAAAAGCTAAATGATCAAGGCAAAGCCGAAGTAGATCGTCGTCAGTCTGCCGCAGATGGGGGGGCTATTGACGGATACAGTAACGGCGGAAATACAGGGATGCTGCGTTACGCAGGACCACTGTCTATGATCGAGTTGATGAAATCTGGTTTAAGTACAACTACGCCAGAAGGATTCATAGGCGGACCTACCACGTACGACGGACCTTACCCCTCTTCGGAAACTGACGCACCCCCCGAGCCTGTTTCTCCATTACTGATTAACGGCATTGACGTAGGAGCGGTGCAAAAAGCCCTGACCCTTGTGGAAACTAGGGGGTACGAAGATCGAAACGAAGGATATTTCTTCACACGCTCTGATGCAGCAGGGAAAGAATCTTCTGCATTTGGACCTCTCCAGATTACAAAGAAGACACTTGAAGCGATGATAATTGACAATTTTGGTCAGTTGGAATTGGCATTTAAAACTGAACCGGGTCTTAAAGAATACTACGATAAGTTAATTGTAGAAGGTCGCAACGCAGTTAACGTGCGGAGATACGGAGACATCTACGAAGGCCCAAAGGGTAAATCAAAGCCGACGAACGCATCAGAGGAAGAAAAGGCTAAGTATCGAGGATTAGGATACGGAAATATACCCTTAGAAGAACACAAAAAATATTATCCTATCGTTGCTGGTTTGTACATGAACTACAAAGCAGGAATGAGTAAATCTGAAGAAGACTTGGTACGGCGGCATTTTGGCAACGATGCGTCAACTAAAAAGTACTACGCTGCTAAACAGGAACTAGGTCTTACTTAATAGAATTAGTCAGCTACCCGCCAGTGCGGCCCTGACACAACCGGAGCGGCTACCCACAGCCAAGTGGCCCCGCATGTGAGGTAAATCAAATGGCAAAAAAAGTTCGTGGCATTCGTGCCAATAAACCCAACGACTCCTTTGGAACTATCAACAACGACGCTCTTTACAAGGGTAAGTACCGAGAAGAGGTGTACCAAGACGAAGACGACGAGGTGGTAGAACAGCATGCGGAGCAACAAGAGTCGGATGAGGAATCCGAACCCAACTTTGTAGAAGGCGCAGAGAAAGCGGAACACGACTACAAGAAGCGTTACGACGATCTCAAGCGGCACTACGATGCAAAGGTAGAAGAGTTTAAGACAAAAGAGCAAGAGATGACGGCGACCCTTTCACAAGCTACTCGCCAAGAGAACATTGCTCTACCCAAGTCCCCCGAAGAACTAGAATCCTTCAAAGAACAATATCCCGACGTGTACGACGTTGTCGAGACGATTGCAACTATGAAGGCTGGCGAACGGGCAGGTGAACTGGAAAAAGAACTCGCTACCATCCGCGAAAAGGAACAAAACACACGGGTACAGGCCGCATACCAAGAACTAACAAACAATCATCCAGACTTTAACGAGTTGCGTACGGATGAGCGTTTTCTCCAGTGGCTAGAAGAACAGCCCGAAAACATCTCTGACGGCATCCTGAAGAACAATACTGACGCCCGGTGGGCATCTCGTGTTCTTGATCTGTACAAGGTGGATGTTGGCATCACAAGTAAAAAACGTGCCAAGAAGAGTGAAGCTGCTGCAGCGGCTGTAAACTCTCCCAAGGCACGTGACATTACAGGTGAAGCAAAAGGAGAGGGGCGTATTTGGAAAGCCTCTGAAATCGGTCGGATGAAACCGTGGGAATTCGAGAAGCATGAAGCAGAACTCGATACCGCGAGGACAGAGGGCCGAATCGATTACGAAAACTAACCCTTAACCTCCAAATAGGAAGGATGGACTAATGGCTTTTAATAGCGCGTCAGGTCATAATAACCTGCCATCCGGTAACTTTACACCGGAAATTTTTAGCCAAAAAGTTCTCAAATTCTTCCGTCGCGCTTCGGTTGCAGAAGACATTACGAATACCGACTACGCTGGCGAAATTGAGAATTTTGGCGATACCGTCCGCATCATCAAAGAGCCGACCATTACGGTCTCCTCTTATGCACGCGGCACGGTAGTAAACCCGCAAGACCTTGCTGACGATCAGATCACTATGGTGGTCGATCAAGCAAACGCTTTTGCGTTTAAGATTGACGACATTGAAGAGCGTCATTCTCACGTCAACTTCGAGGCACTTGCTACTTCTTCGGGAGCATTCTCCCTGAAGCGCAAGTACGATGCGAACATCCTGCAAAACATGGCAGATAATGCTGGTAACACCGGCACCTCTGTTGGCACGGCTTCTTCGCCTATTGACATCACTGGTAGCGGCAACGAAGACGTTGCGGTCAACCTGTTGATGACAATGGCTCGTATCCTTGACGACCAGTCCGTTCCGGAAGAGAACCGCTGGTTTGTAGCACCTCCGATCTTCTACGAGAATGCGTTCAAGGCTGGTGCCAAGTTCGCAGAAGTTCAGGTAACTGGTGACGGCACCTCGCCGCTCCGCAACGGCCTTGTAATGGCTGGCAACATTGCTGGCTTTAACTGTTACAAGTCCACCGCCCTGAACAACTCGGGAACTGACGTTGTGACTATCACTTCGCAGGACACCACCAATGACTTTGTTGTCATGGCTGGTCACATGTCCTCAACGGCTACCGCTTCGCACATTGCGAAGACCGAGGTTGTCCGTTCGACCGAAACCTTTAGTGACATTGTTCGTGGTCTCCACGTGTTTGGCCGTAAGGTCATTCGCCCGGAAGCTATCGTCCAAGGCGTCATTAAGACTGACTAATAGGGAGGCTTAGTAATGGCTACTTACACTGTAACTGGCGCTGTCGCAGGCGTCCCTCTTGGCATCAAGCCGCAGATCATCGAGGTTGTTCTGGACTTCTCGTCCACTAACCTGACGACTTCCGACTCGATTGAAGTCTTCGAGATGAATGCTAACACTCTCGTCCTTATGGCGGGTGTGGAAATCCTGACTGCAACATCCAACTCTGGTTGTGTTATCGACTTAGGCGATGATTCCGACGACGATCTGTATGTTGCTGCTTTGGATGCCACGGCAACAGGTCACGAGATCAACAACGCAGCAGGTACAGCCAAGCTGTATACTGCCGCTGACACGATTGACATGATCGTAAACTCGGCAACCTTTGACGGCAAGTGCCGTGTCTTTGCAGTGATTGCAGAGATGGGTACTGCTGAAACGGCGGCATCGTTCGCCTAACCAACCTGTCAGGGGGGCGTCTTGCCCCCTTGACCCTTTTACTTATACATGATATAAGCAGGAACCCCTGCCGGGAAAATGACAGGAGTTTCGCTTATGAACTACATAACAAGCAATGTGCCCTACTTCAAAGCATGGGTGCGTAGAGAATACACAACGAATCACGACCGCTATCAGGGCGAGTTTTTACACGCAATGGTGATAGCAGTCACAACTCTGCCGATGCGTACCCTATCCTTTCAGGTGTTATTTACGGGGTGTGATGAGGAAGAGAATGTACATGGCGGTGCAATGTGGGCACGTATGCCTCTCACAGCACTTGTAGGTGACACGCCCTTCGACGAATGGCCCGAGCCTATGCCAACGTACTTAGCCCAGCCGTGGGACTGTCAATCACATCATCACTCGGTGTTTGTATTGAACAGAGCCACACCTTGTCCGTGGTTGGCAAAGATAGATGGGGAGTTCTATCCAGCCAAGTACTACTTTACAGTAGACTACACAGACACAGAAGTAGCAGATGACCCTGCCCAACATAAACAAAGTCATGTGCTAGAACTACTCGATGCGGGTAAGTGGACAGGCAATATGGTTGCACTGCCCAACAACAGAGTAAGAGTCACGAATCCTGCATGGTTTGTGACAGGCGAAGGACCACCAGATTTTGCCCCAAGTCAGTGGGTCCATCATTCAAAACAAGACCCGAACTACGTAAGTGACACGGCACGGGTATTCGACAACCTCTATGCGGAGAGCGATTATGAAGAAGATGACGATGAAGAGTAAAGGCATGAAGCGCGGCGGCAAGACAAAAGCCAAAGGCATGGCTAAGGGCGGTATGCGCGGTGGCCGTAAGATGATGATGAAGAAGGGCGGTAAAGCAAAAGGCGGCAAGCGCGGCGGCGCAATGACCCTCGCTGCTATTCGTGCTGCTGCTAAAGCCAAAGGCTATAAGCTCGTAAAGGCGTAATCAGATGGCACGTCGCGGATTATATGCCAACATTGCAGCCAAACGTCGTCGTATCAAAGCCGGTAGCGGTGAGAAGATGCGTAAGGCTGGTAGCAAAGGCGCACCAACAACAGGCAACTTTAAACGTGCCGCACAAACCGCAAGGAAACGCTAGTGGCACGTAAAGCCGACAACATGCCAGCCCGTAACAAAAAGAACTTTCGTCCTACCAAAAAGGGCGCGGGTATGACTAAGGCTGGGGTAGCTGCGTATCGTCGTAAGAACCCCGGTTCTAAACTTAAGACTGCAGTCACCGGCAAAGTCAAGCCCGGAAGCAAAGATGCCAAGCGGCGCAAGTCGTTCTGTGCGCGTTCTGCTGGGCAGATGAAGAAGTTTCCAAAAGCTGCAAAGAATCCGAATAGCCGCCTTAGACAGGCGCGGAAGAGGTGGAAATGTTAACTGCGCTGATCGGCCCGATAGCCAACTTAGCTGGTACATGGCTAGAGGGTAAGGTCGAAAAAACAAAGGCCGAGACGGGAGCCAAAGTCGCACGAGCGAAAGCCGAAGCGACCATCATGGAAAAGAAAGCTACGGGGGAACTCGAATGGGACTTAGAAATGGCACGTGGAAGCCAGTCATCGTGGAAAGACGAGTGGCTGGTTATTTTGTTTTCGGTGCCATTGATCCTTGCATTCATCCCGGGCATGGAGGGCGTGGTAGCTAATGGATTCGCACAACTCGAAGCTATGCCGCAATGGTATCAATATTCTCTGGGGATTATCGTTGCTGCCTCATTTGGCGTTCGTAGCGCTACTAAATTCTTTGGGAAAAGGTAAGCATGGCCGAAGTTACTATGGAGAGAATACTCCGGTGGAGGATACTCCCCCGTTTGATGATGTTGGGGATGTCGATCTCGGCGTGGCGCGTAGTGGAGTGGTTCATGGCAATACCAGACCCGACAAGCCAACAGGCAGCACTTGTAAGTGTGGTGACGGGGGCCATGACAGGTGCGTTTGCGGTGTGGATGGGACATGAGGCAAAAGAATGATGAATGCAAATAACATAAAACGCGGAATGAAGTACGACCTAAATACATTTGTAGAAAAGGTAAGACAGCACGAAGGCTTGGTTCTTACCGTATACAAAGACACTCTCGGCATCGACACCATAGGTATCGGGCGCAATTTAGAAGGCCGAGGAATTAGTAAGGCAGAACTTGATTACATGGACATTCCCTCCATAGATGCTGTTTACCAACATGGCATCACAGAAGAGGATGCGTATTATCTAGCCACCAATGACATTGCAATCGTAGAGAACGAACTGACACGAGCAAAGCCCTGTGTGTACGATCTCGATGCAGTGCGTCAACTGATAGTGATGGACATGGCATTCAATATGGGCGTGCCACGCCTCTGTAAATTTAAAAAGATGTGGGCTGCCATCGAGGCAGGCGACTTCGACACCGCATCCGTCGAGATGCTCGATTCGCGTTGGGCGCGGCAAGTAAAATCACGGGCGACGAAACTCTCGGACGCTATGAAGAAGGGAGAGTTCTGATGCCAGTAGAACTGAAGAAAAAAGAACCAGATCAAATGGACGACACTGGCAAGGAGTACTACGGGCGTGGTCCTTCCCCTCGTAAAGCTGCCCCCAGTGCTGAAAAGGCTGACGATGGCGGTGAAGCGGCCCGTGCGGCCCAGAAGGATAACGTAGAAGGTGCAGCCCAAATAGGCAGTAGAAGCAAAATGCAAACTGAACCCAGATACGGAGAACAGCGACGAAGTACAGATTCAGGTCGGATGATTACTCCGGGTATGCGTAACTTCCTGCAAACACTACGGCGAAACGAAAAGATGTCCGATACAAAAATCAGGATGCGACCGTAAATACAGGAGAAACTGATGGCCCCTCGTAAACCATCTCGACCTAAGAAAAAGACTAAGAGCCGCGTCAACGAGGCTGGCAATTACACCAAGCCTGCGATGAGAAAGCGTCTGTTCAATCGTATCAAGGCTGGCGGAAAAGGCGGGAGGCCGGGTCAGTGGAGTGCGAGAAAAGCGCAAATGCTGGCTTCTGCCTACAAAAAAGCAGGGGGCGGCTACAGAGACTAATGCAGCACGCCTTTCTCCTGTTTGTCTTTCTTGGGCTAGGGGATGATAAGCGTCTGGTCAGTAACGATTTGTATTTTCGCGACCTACGAGAGTGCAAGTGGTACGCACAAAAGCTACACGAACAAGGTCGAACGGTCACGGCGTACTGCCTACCGAAACTAGTAAATGATAAAGTACGAGTCTATTAATGCTTGCCGAACTCGCTGCCGCAAACGCCGCCTTTGCTGTGATCAAAAGTGCTGTCCAGAATGGCAAGGAGATTGCCAGTGCTGGTAAGGCGATTGCTAACTTTGTAGGGGCAAAAGAACAGCTACAAAGAAAGGCACAAAAAAAGGGTGGCGGCTCTGACCTCGAAGAGTTTATGGCTCTCGAACAGATACGCGAACAAGAAGAACAACTAAAACAGATAATGATCTATGCTGGTCGCCCCGGACTGTGGAGTGACTGGCAACGCTTTCAGGCAAAAGCACGGGTTGCTCGGAGGGAGGCAGAAGAAGAGCGGGTACGAAAACACAAGCATCACGTTGAAGTAGCCATAATATCATTTCTTTTGATCGTGATTGCCAGCATTTTTGCTGCGGTTATCTTGCTAGTCTTACACGCACAGGGCAGACTATAATTTTCTTGTAAATTTTATGTATTTATGCTACAATATATGTAGTCAGGAGATACCATGCACAAATTAGCGATAGAAGCCCTGCGGCATAAATATCAAGCGGAGATGGCAGATGCAGAGTTTGTATTCCGGGTTTATCTGGATAAGCCGACGGGTATCGGTGAGCATCCGGGTCTGTTGGAGGAGATGGACACGGCGCTTGAAAAATGGGGGGAAGCTCAAGATAAACTGGCCGCGCTGGCTACGCTTACGATGGAGATAGAGGATGCCGAAGAAGAAGAGCCAACGCTCTTTGACCGCTTGGACTAAACAGAAGTGGCGCACACGTAGTGGCAAGCCGTCCACACAAGGTCCGAAAGCTACCGGGGAGAGATATCTACCGGAAAAAGCTATTAAGGCGCTCTCCGCGAAAGAGTACGCTGCTACGACTCGCGCAAAGCGTAAGGCGACGAAGGCCGGTAAACAGGTGGCGAAGCAGCCTAAGAAGATAGCGAAGAAGACACGCGCATACAGAAGGGTTCGTTAGTGGCTACCAAACTAATCACCAAGTCAGCGGACTTGACCACGACGAATCAGACAACAGTGTACACGGTGCCTGCCAATCATTCGTCTGTGGTGCAGGCTATTATTTTATCTAATACAGATTCGGCTAATCGAAACATACTGATTCAGAGGAATGACGGGGGTAGTACCTTTAATATATTCGAGGCACGCGCCATATCGTCTAATTCTTCTGTAGCACTGGTGGACATGAATTCTCCACTATTTCTGGACGCGGGAGATATTATCTATGCTACGGCAACAACCGCTAACACTCTACTCGTAACCGTCTCTGTTGAGGAGAGGTACGATCCAAACAAGACATAAGGGAGTAAATTATGTCAGATGCAAAATCTAATTACTTGGAGTTGAAGGTTCTTGACCACTTTCTAGGTACGGCCTCTACTTCTTCACCCAGTAATGTGTACCTCGCTTTGCACACAGCAAACCCTACAGATGCGGGTTCTGGCGCGGAGGTTTCCGGAAACGGATACTCTCGTCAAGCCATCACCTTCGCCTCTGCTAGTAGTGGTTCAGCCGCAAGCAACTCTGTAGAAGAGTTTACAGCTAGTGGCGGTGCTTTTGGTACGGTGACACACTTCGGGATATGGGACGCTTCATCGTCGGGAAATCTTCTCTACTACGGCGCTCTTTCAGCTTCTAAGACTATTGCAGACGGAGACACACTCCGCTTTGCATCGGGTGCAATTACAATTTCAGAGGCGTAAACTGTGGCTCTTGTTGTAAAAGATCGCGTCAAAGAAACGACTACAACCACGGGAAGCACGGATGCTTACAATCTAGCAGGTGCTGCCACCGGGTTTCAGTCTTTCAATGCTGTGTTAAGCAACGGAGATACTACCTACTACTGTTGCACAGACGGAGATGACTTTGAGGTCGGTATCGGCACCTTCGCTTCATCTGGAACAACTTTAGCACGCACCACTATCTTAGAGTCTAGTAACAGCAACAATGCTGTTAACTGGGGCGCTGGCACAAGAGACGTTTTTATAACGCAGCCAGCAGAGAAGGCGGTGTTCCTCGACGGCAGTAACAACATCTCCATTCCCGGCACGATTGATGGCCGCGATCTTGCTACTGACGGTACGAAACTCGACGGCATAGAAGCGAGTGCTACCGCTGATCAGACAGCAAGTGAGATACGCGCACTTGTTGAAAGCGCAAGTGACAGTAACGTCTTTACTGATGCTGACCATACCAAGCTAAATGGCATCGAGGCCAGTGCAACTGCAGATCAAACTGCTGCTGAAATCCGCACACTTGTAGAGAGTGCTTCCGACAGTAATGTCTTTACCGACGCTGACCATACTAAACTAAACGGTATCGAAGCCTCTGCGGACGTAACTGATACAGCAAATGTTACTGCTGCTGGCGCGTTGATGGACAGCGAAGTCACTAACCTTTCGCAGGTTAAAGCATTCGACTCGTCTGACTTTGCTACTGCGGCACAGGGGTCTACCGCAGACTCTGCTATGCAGGATTTGGTTGACGATACTAGCCCACAACTCGGGGGCAATCTCGATCTCAACAGCAACAACATCACAGGCACAGGCGGCATACCTGCAGCTAATCTTACAGGCACTGTCGCTAACGCTAGACTCGACGCGCAGCTACAGGACGTGGCTGGCCTTGCAGTAACTAACGGTAACTTTATCGTAGGCGACGGATCGAACTTTGTTGCAGAGTCTGGTTCTACTGCGAGAGCAAGTCTGGGACTCGGCACAGCAGCCGTGCTAGACACAGGCATATCGAATACGAACGTACCCAAGTTTACGTCTGGCGTTGCTGACAATGATTTCTTACGAGTTGATGGCACTGCTATTGAGGGCCGCTCTGCCTCGCAAGTCTTGTCCGATATCGGTGGTCAGGCCAGCTTGACGTTTGGCATCTCGAACACAAATGCTGTAAAGATAGACAGCAGTTCAGTTGCTGATGACGAGTACGCACGCTTCACAGCCAGTGGTTTAGAAAGCCGGTCAACATCAGAGGTCTTGTCAGACATTGGCGGTCAAGCTGCTTTGACGTTTGGCATCAGTAACACCAACGCAGTCAAAATTGATAGCTCATCTGTTGCAGATGATGAATATGCCCGGTTCACAGCTAATGGCCTAGAGAGCCGATCAACTAGCGAGGTGCTGTCTGACATTGGCGGTCAAGCCAGCCTTACTTTTGGCATCAGTAACACCAATGCAGTCAAGATCGACAGTTCCTCTGTAGCAGATGACGAGTATGCACGGTTCACTGCAAATGGATTAGAAAGCAGGTCAACGTCGGAAGTTCTGTCTGACATAGGAGCGATTACAGCCAGTTCCACTGACACGCTTACAAACAAAACAATAAACGCTTCCCAATTATCCGGCACAGTGGCTAACGCCAGACTCGACGCACAGTTACAGGATATAGCTGGCCTCGCCGTTACCAACGGTGGATTTATCGTCGGCGATGGTTCGAACTTTGTACTAGAAACCGGGGCCACAGCACGAACATCTCTAGGTCTCGGCACAGCGGCTGTTGCAGCCACAGGCATCAGCAACGGTAACGTCCCCGTGTTTACATCCGGCGTTGCAGACGACGACTTCTTGCGTGTTAACGGAACCTCGATAGAGGGCAGATCAGCATCAGAGGTTGTGTCAGATTTGGGTCTTGGCGACCTCGACTTCGGTTTGATTACGGGATCAGCCGCTAGTTCACAAGATTATGGAGCAATAACCTAATGGCACAGCAAGTACAGCTTAGACGGGGCACGACTTCTGAACACGGCTCCTTTACCGGCGCGGTAGGCGAGGTCACAGTCGATACCGACAAGGATACCCTCATTGTTCACGACAACTCGCAGGCAGGCGGTTTCGCTGTTGCGAACCTGAAAACGGCGCAGGAGTTTACGGCTACCCAGAACTTCAATGCGACGACACTTACAGATGCTTCTACAATTGCGTGGGATACTTCTGCTAATCAGGTGACAAGTGTTACGTTAGGCGGCAATCGCACTTTCGGTGCGCCGACGAATCAGGTTGACGGTGCAGCATACGTTTTGATAATTAAACAGGACGGTACAGGTTCGCGCACAGCTACATTCAACTCTGTGTTTAAGTTTGTTGGTGGCACGGCTCCGACGCTTACGACGACTGCCAGTGCGCGTGATCAACTTGTCTTTGTATCTGACGGTACAAACCTGCACGAAATTGGAAGGGCTTTGGACACAAAATGAGTGGTATTCTTGGCATCGGTGCCGGTGGTGACACTGGGTTTTATGACTTTCCTTTAGACCAGTCCTTGCGATTCAATGACGGTGACAGCGCGTATCTAGAACGCACACCTACATCTGCTGGAAATCAAAGAACTTGGACTTGGAGTTCGTGGATTAAGCGAAGTAGCCTTACTCTTGGGTCAACAAATCATCAAACGCTTTTTAGTTGCGGCACAGAAAATACCCAAATCAGGTTACACGCTTCTGACGATACGCTTGATGTTTTGTTTGGGGGTACTACGGATGGTCATTTAAGAACAAGCCAAAAGTTTAGAGATACAAGCGCGTTTTATCATATCGCTGTTGAAGTAGACACAACGCAATCGACAGCGTCAAACCGTTGCAAAGTTTACATTAATGGCACACAAGTTACATCATTTGGCACAGAAACATACCCAGCACAAAATTACGATACAGGAATAAACAATACCGAAGCGCATAATATTGGAAGAAGCGCGTCTGATACTAATCGGTATTTTGACGGCTATATGGCAGAGATCAATTTCATCGACGGCACAGCCCTCGACGCATCTAGCTTTGGCGAAACAAAAAGTGGCATCTGGATACCGAAACAATACACCGGCAGCTACGGCACCAACGGCTTCCGTCTCACATTCGAAGACGACACGACTGTCGAAGGGTTCAATACGGTTACTTGGCTGGGTAATAACGCTTCAAGCAGGTCAGTCGGCGGAGTAGGTTTTCAACCTGATCTTGTCTGGATCAAACGCAGGGACACCGCAAAAGATCACGGCTGGTTTGACAGTGTTCGCGGCGGCACTCAAAAGATAGAAAGCAACACCACAGCCGTAGAAGCCGCAGGTGATAACGGAAAAATCGACAGCTTCGACGCTGATGGCTTTACCGTCGCAACAGGCACATCTGACAACAGCGGCGTAAATGGTAGTAGCAATGAACTAGCCGCGTGGTGCTGGAAGGCTGGAGGTGCGCCCACAGCAACCAACAGCGCAGGTGCAGGGGCAACCCCAACCGCTGGCTCTGTAAAAATTGACGGCGCTAATCTAGGTTCTGCGCTTGCTGGTACAATCCCAGCAACCAAATTATCAGCTAATACAACTCGCGGTTTTAGTATCGTTACTTACACAGGGACAGGTTCTGCAGGAACAATCGCGCACGGTCTTAGTGCTGCGCCAACAATGATTATTGTGAAAAAACGGACAAATGATACGCAAGCATGGCAGGTCTATCATTCCGGTAACACTGCTAATCCAGAAACTGATAAATTAACTTTTAATACTGACGCAGCGACAGTCGATGACAACACGACTTGGAACGATACCGCGCCAACGTCTACTGTGTTTTCAGTCGGCACCGGCAGCGGAACAAACGAAAGTGGTGACACATACGTAGCTTACTGCTGGACTGACATTTCTGGTTACAGCAAAATGGGCAGCTACACCGGCAACGGCTCTTCTGGGCACGCTATCACAACGGGCTTTGCACCTGCGTGGCTTATGGTAAAACGCAGAGATGCAGTTAACTCGTGGTATATCGTTGACAATACCCGCACAGTGAACACTGCCGCAGGTAATGATGACTTGCTCTATGCGAACCTATCAAACGCCGAAGGTTCAACAAACGACTTCTTCACCTTCACCAGCACAGGCTTTGAGCTTAACACGAACTCTCCAGCCGTAAACACATCAAGTGGTGAATACGTTTACATGGCATTCGCTGACACCCGCGAGTACGCTTTCTGGACTGATCAGTCGGGTAACAACAATGACTTTCAGCACATCAACCTAGAGCATACCGATGTGGTGCCGGACAGGCCGACGAATAACTTTGCGACCTTCAACCCGTTGCTTTTTAACACGTCTCCGACTTTGGAAGAGGGCAACCTAAAGGCGACTCTTACCTCTGGTTCGGGACAGGCAAATCGCAGTCGATTAGGTTCGACATTTCATATTACGAGCGGTAAATGGTATTGGGAGCTAACGCTGCCCGGCACTGGTGATTATGTAGGATTTGGAATTTCTCGCAGCGGTTTCAGGTATATGCTGCACACCGATCCTAGCGAGGGCGTCGGTTTTGCTTCATTTCAAACTCAATCAACGGCAGCGGTAACTTTTTTCGCAAAGGATGGCACAGGTTCAACAGCTATTTCAGGAACAGGGCCGACCGTCACAAACATCGTACAGATTGCTCTCGATGCCGACAATGGAAAGATGTGGGTAGGCAACGGGACGAATTTTTACTCTGGAGATGGGAGTGGCGACATCACTGGTACATCTGGTGATCCAGCGGCTGGCACGAATGCGTCCTTTACGTCATTAGATTTTAGCGAACCGTGGACCCCGATGATTGAGATGACCGGGGCAAGCGAAACGGAAACATTTATCATTAACTTCGGGCAGAACGGCGACTTTAATAACACTGAAGTTGCACAGGGAAACACGGACAGTAGGGGTCATGGCGATTTCTATTATGCGCCGCCCACTGGTTTTCTTGCTCTCTGCAGCGAAAATCTACCCGATCCCGCCATCGATCCGAATAAGGGCGAAACGGCGGACGAGTACTTCAATACGGTGACTTATACGGGAACTGGCGCATCAACCCTGTCAATCACAGGAGTAGGATTCCAACCAGACTGGGTCTGGGCTAAAAAGCGTTCTGCTACCGACAATCACGCAACCTCTGATGTAGTTCGTGGCGTTACTAAAACTCTGTTCCCGAACGCAACCACCGCCGAATCAACTGATGCTAACGGTCTTAAAAGTTTTGACTCTGACGGATTTACAGTAGGATCAGGTTCTGGTTCTGGGGTCTGGGGCGGAAACAGTGGTGCAACCTACGTTGCGTGGAACTGGAAAGCGGGTGGATCAGATTCCACTAATGATGTTGGCGATCTAGCCAGTCAAGTATCTGTGAATACTGAAGCTGGATTTAGCATTGTTGCATATACTGGGTCTGATTCTGCGGCGACTGTGGGTCACGGATTAGGGGTTGCGCCTGATTTTGTTATGGTTAAGCAGAGAACAGCAACAGGTAATTGGGTTATTGGCGCTGATATTGCAAACTGGACGTGGACAAGTGATTACCTTTTGCTTGATGATACCGCTGCCAAACAAACAAATGCCGGTTCCACCTTTTTTACCGGCGCACCCACTAGCACAGTACTAAACTTGGGCGGCGGCTCTTACACTAGCAGTTCAAGCCAAGAACTAATTGCTTACTGTTTTGCCGAAATTGAAGGCTACAGCAAGGTTGGTACTTACACCGGCAATGGCTCAAGCGATGGCGCGTTTGTTTACACAGGATTTAAGCCAGCATGGATAATGTTGAAACGCACCAACACGACAGGTTCTTGGAAAATCTTCGATAACAAAAGACCAGACCCCTTCAATGTTATTGATGCTAGAATTGAGGCAGATAATAGTGGCGCAGAAAGCACATCCAGCAGCTATAGCATAGATTTAATATCTAACGGATTTAAGTTAAGAGGCACGAGCGCTGAACAAAATGGAAGCGGTAGCACATTCATGTACCTCGCCTTCGCTGAACAACCTTTTAAATATGCCAATGCAAGATAACAGGAGACGTACTGATGGCATGGAAATACAGTAGTAAAATCATTCGAGCAGGGAAGGCTTGGTCTGATAACGACGGCAACCAATATCCGGGCAACTGGTTATCTCTGACTACGGATGCAGAAAAGAAAGCTGTTGGTCTGGTGTGGGAAGATGATCCGGCACCCTACAACAGTCAATTTTATTGGGACGCAAAAACACCCAAAGCCCTTGACGATGTAAAGCAAGTCGATGAAAAGGGTGATCCGATTCTTGGCATCGATGGTAAGCAAGTTGTTGTACCCGGCCTGAAGACCATCTGGAAAAATAAAACAAAAGATGTTGCTGGTGGGTTGCTGCAAGACACCGATTGGTACGTCGTACGCAAGTCAGAAACAGACACAGCTATTCCTTCTGATGTGTCTACCTACCGCGCTGCGGTCCGTACAGCGAGTGGCAAAATCGAAACTGCCATCGACAACGCTGCAGATCACGCAGCCTTCGTAGCATTGTTTGATACGCCTACAGATTCAAATAAAAAGCCAACAGGCAACGCACCGATCAACGACTGGCCTGATCCGCTGGACTAAGTAGATGTTTGCATCCTCCTCATTTTCGCAAGCACCTTTTTCGTCTCCGGGTACTTCGCTCTTTGAGGTAACTGCCTCCGTTTCTGGTGCTGCCAGTATAGCAGTATCTGCATCGATAGGTTTATTAGAGGATGTAACAGCTTCTGTATCTGGTGCTGCTACTATAGCGGACGTAGATACAGTATCGTTCCAGTTAGCAGGAGTAGATTCAAGCGGCTCAAGCACGGTTAGTGCAAGTGCCACACTGACAGCCACGGGCGCTGCATCTGTATCTGCTGCGGGTACGCAAACGTCAGTAGCCACCGCTCGTCTTATTGCAAGTAGCTCTATCTCTGCAGGTGGCTCGTCAAGTTCGACAGGAACAGCCCTTCGTCCGGGCGACTCCGCCATCTCTGGTGCAGCAACAGCATCAGGAAGTGCGCTGCTTAGAGCGGCGGGTGTGTCGTCCGTGTCCGGTGCCGCCACGGTATCAGCCAGCGGTATTCGCATCCAAACTGCTGCAGCGTCTGTATCTGGGACAGCGACTGTATCGGCGGCGGCTACACTTCTCGCTCCTGTTACTGGCTCTGTATCTGGTCAGGCAACCGCGTCGTCTTCTGCAGCCCTACGAGCCGTCGCAGAATCTTCCGTGTCAGGTGCGGGTACAGTTTCCGCAACGGCAATCAGGGTACAGGAGGGCGGAAGCTCCGTATCGGGCGCAGGCACGGTCGCCGGAGCGGCAATTCGAGTTAGGGACGTTTCGGCGTCTATTTCGGGTACAGCGGTTGTTTCCGCATCTTCGACAGTTGTTTTCAATGCAAGTTCTTCTGCTTCTGGTCAGGCAACCGTATCTGGAAGTGCAATCCGCGTTCGGGACGGCGCAAGCAGCGTCAGCGGCACTGCCTCTCAATCCAGCGCGGCAGTACGAATTCACAACGTAGACGCATCCGTATCCAGCGCAACAACAGCCACAGCCACTGGTGTTCGGACAGTGATTGTAACGGTCTCTGTAGTTGGCACTGCATCGATTACAGGACTGGCAACTCGTCTTCAAGTAGGAACCGCATCCGTATCAGGTCAAGCGACAGTCACTGCAGACGGATTCCGATCCTTCTTCTTTGACGCGACGCTCTACGAACGTAAGCATGTTATTTATATTGCCCAAGATAAACAGCGAATTGCCCTCGTATCTGCAGAAAAACCCCGAATGGTATCTGTGCCTCAAGCCGCACAAAGATTAGCAAAGGTAGCATAAAATGTCATTACGATGGCCCGACAAAGACCCGGATGAACAGCTAGACTACACTGTAGATTGGTCTCGGTACTTAGACACGCTGACTATTGCGTCTGTTGCGTGGCGCTTTGTACAGTCTGACGGCACAGAGTCGAGCAACCTTTCTGCTTCGGATACGATCAACGGCATGACTGTAAATCGTATTGCGAACACTAGTACGACAGCCACCATTGTGCTATCAGGCGGCACAGCAAATGTGGACAACAAATTAATCTGCGAGATCACAACAAGCACGTCAGCTAAGACCACTGCTGCTATCGTTACGAAACGGGTAATCAACTTGCGAGTAAGGGAGCGTAACTAATGGCATACAATTATCTCGAACTCGTCAACAGCGTTGCTCGTCGTCTCAACGAAACAGAACTTACATCTACTAATTTTTCTACTGCAAAAGGGTTTTACGGGACTATCAAAGATGCAGTGAACTCTTCTATCCGTGACATCAATCAGTACTATCTGTACTGGCCCTACAATCACAACTCGGATGAAATCACACTGGTTGCCGGAGAGACTCGTTACTCGTTTGCGGACGAGGCTAAATATGTAGACTTCGATACGTTTCGAGTCAAGCGAGACACAAGCCTCGACGTAGGCAGGGCACGTAAGTTACGTAAGATTACCTACGTGGAATATGTAGATCGCTACATAGATCAAGAGGATGAAACAGATACCACAAAGGGTGGCGTACCCGAGTTTGTATTTAGATCACAAGACGGCTACTTTGGTATCATACCCATGCCTGACAAAGCGTACAGGGTCGAGTACGAGTATTTCCTACACCCTGTCAATTTGTCCCTGCATGATGACGTGCCTATGATACCAGAACCATACAAATACGTCATTGTAGATGGTGCTATGTACTACTGCTACATGTTCCGTGACAACATGGAGATGGCATCAATATCAAAAAACAAGTTTGATGAAGGCATGAAAAACATGCGTAAGATACTTGTAAATGAAAATTACTACGTAAGGGCAACCTAACATGCCGGATCGTTGGCAGACGTACCCCATCGAGTTTCGTGGGGGTCTTATCAGCAACCTTAGTCCGCTGCAGCACGGCAGTGCCGCGCCGGGTTCTGCGCGTAACCTCATCAACTTCGAGGCATCTACAGAGGGAGGCTATCGTCGTATCGAAGGGTTCTCGAAGTTCAACTCGAATGTAGTCACCGGACAAAACAATATCTTAGGGGTTACGTTCTTTCGAGACAGAGCGATTACAGCACGTGATCAGACATCCGGTGATCCGAAACTTTTTGCAGGTGCAAGCGGATCAGGCGCGTGGACAGACCTTTCGACATCACTGACTCTCGGTACGAACACATCACGTGTACGCTTTTGCAAGTATAACTTTGACGGCAACGACAAACTCTTCATTGTTGACGGCATAGGTTACCCCCTAATACTTGCAGGAGTTGCTGCTTCCGATCTGTCACAACTTTCTGGACCGTCAGACCTACAGGGTGCCACCCACGCAGTAGAATTTAAAGAACATATCTTTGCTGCAAAAGGCGAAAACCTTGTGTTTTCTGCGCCGTTCGAAGATGATGACTTTACAGCAGCATCAGGCGGTGGTATAATCAACGTAGGCAGCACTATAACCGACTTAATCGTTTTCCGTGAACAGCTTATTGTTTTCTCTGAAGATCGTATATCACGCATCGTTGGTAACAGCATTGCGGACTTTCAGATGCAGCCGATTACGGACAACATAGGTTGTGTTGTAAACGATACGGCACAAGAAATATCAGGTGATGTTATCTTCTTAGGACCAGACGGCTTACGTACAGTTGCTGGGACAGAACGAAACGAAGACTTTAATCTGGCGTCAATCACAAAGCCAGTGCAAAAAGAGATTGTTGCTCTCACAACCGGCAACACATCCTTTTCGTCCCTGACCTTACGAGAGAAATCCCAGTATCGTATCTTTGGATTCGCATCGACAACGACAGCCGCAGCTTCGAAGGGCATCATCGGAACCCAACTACAGGGCGCACAAGGGGCAGAGATCAATTGGTCTGAAACTACAGGAATAAAAGCCTTTGTTGCAGACTCCACATACACCGGAAAGACAGAGGTTGCACTCTTTGCAAATGACGACGGATACATCTATCAGATGGAGTCCGGCAACAGTTTTGATGGGTCAGATATTACAGCTAGTTTCTCGACGCCCTTCTTTCCAATTACAGACCCTCGAACGCGAAAGACTATATATCGTGCTACAATCTATACCGATCCGCAAGGCACGGTCGATCTCGACTTTAACGTCAAATACGATCTTAGTGAAAGTGGGGTCATCGAGCCTGACACGATTACCCTAAGCAATACCTCTAGTTCAGGAGGAATCTTTATCTTCGGTGATCCGGGGGCAAAATTTGGAACAGCAACTTATAGCGGAGAATCTCTCCAATCTATCTTTGACACACAAACACAAGGCTCCGGATTTACTGTGTCGCTACAGTTCGAGTCGAGCGGCACAAGCCCTCCGTTCTCTCTTGATGCTGCAGTGATAGAGTATGGGCAATACGGAAGAAGGTAATTAACGATGGCAGGTTATACTCGTAACGATACGACGAACCAGATTGCAGACGGCAACGTAATTAACGCCGCGCCTCTCGATGGTGAATTTAACGCCATCCAAGCAGCATTCAACGTATCGTCCGGACATACGCATGACGGCTCTACCAGTGGGGATGGTGGACCTGTTAGCAAGCTAGGACCGTCCCAGCAGCTAGAGCAAACAACGACAGCCCTGACACCTAGCGGTGACAACAGTATCGATCTTGGTACGTCTTCTGCCGAGTTCAAAGACCTGTATCTCGACGGTATTGCATATATTGATCGTCTTACAGTAGCTGCCTCTGATGGTTCTGCAGACGGTGTGGGTTCGCATCTGCAGCCACTGACAAACGCATCTTTTGATCTGGGTTCTACTACCTACCTGTGGAACAACGCATATCTCGTCAACCTAAATGTTCGTAAAAACGATGCACCAGTCATCACCCTGACCAACACGTCTACCGACATGCTTGCGGCAGATAGTGTTGGTTCTATTGTTTTTGAGACCTTAGATACGCAACAGTCGGGCGTAGACGTTGCAAAGATTGATGCTGTCGTAGTGGACAGCCTTGATGACACTGGTGGAGACGATGTAAAGCTCGTCTTCCAGACAGGCAACGCAGAAGCCCTAACCACCGCCCTCACCCTGCAAGACGATGATGTGATAGCTCCGGACGATGTGTTCCTTCGCTCTGATGCTGCCGTCTTGAACTTTGGCGCAGATGACGACGTAAACCTTACACACGTTGCTGACACTGGCTTGCTTCTCAACGCCGCAATGGAGTTGCAGTTCCGTGACTCGGGGCTGACTATTGGATCAACAACGAATGGTCAACTTGATATTGACGCGGACACGGAGCTAGAGCTAGTCGCGCCGACTATTGACATCGACGCAGCGACAGCCGTGACCATCGACACCGCCACCCTGACTATCACGGGCGCTGCCAACGTAACAGGCGATCTCGATGTTGACAACATCAACATCAACGGCAACTCGATTACTTCTACAGATACCAACGGCAACATTGGTATCGTGCCAAATGGTGACGGCAAAGTAAATATAGATGGAGATGGATCGTCCGGTGGCGTCAGTGTGTCGGATGGCTTGGTTGACATCCGCACCGGAACGGGTTCGCGTTCGCAGGTCAAGTTTTACTGCGAGTCTAGCAACGCACACGCTCAAACCCTACAACCACAGCCTCACTCTGCAGGTGTTACAAACACGCTGACTCTACCCGCCGGTAGTGATCAAGAAATTGTGGGCGCAAGTGCTACGCAGACCCTAACTAACAAAACAATCGACGTTGACAACAATACCCTGTCCAACATCGAAGTAGACAACTTCAAGTCAGGAGTCCTTGATACAGACCTATCATCCGTAGCTGGCACAGACACTACACTCGCTTCTGCTAAGGCTATCAAAGCGTATGTTGACACGGAGGTAGCTGCGGTAGACACCACGTTCGGCGCTAATATTGTGTTTGAAGGCGCTACAGCCAACGACTTCGAAACCACCCTTGCCGTAACGGACCCGACAGCAGATCGTACAATCACTCTACCAGATGCAACAGGCAACGTGATCATCGACAGCAAAGCGCAGGAGTTCACCAAAACACAAAACTTCAACGCCACTACGCTGACTGACGCATCTACAATCGCGTGGGACGTATCCAGCAATCAGGTGACTAGCGTCGAACTCGGTGGCAACCGTACCTTTGGCGCACCTACCAATCAAGTTGACGGTGGTGTGTACGTTCTAATGGTGAAGCAAGACAGCACGGGTTCACGCACAGGCACTTGGAATGCAGTCTTTAAGTGGGCAGCAGGTAGAACTCCCACCCTGACAACGGCAGCGAGTGCTAAAGACATTTTCACATTCCTCTCGGACGGAACAAATCTGTACGAAATAGGTCGCAGTCTAAATGCAAGCTAGTATGAAAATGGAACAGACGATGGAACCCGCACTGAAGACCCAGATGCAACTCGAAGCGCACGAGAAAGAATGCGCCATGTTTCGAGAACTGGTTCACGGGAAGCTAGACAGCCTTGACAAACGTATGTGGCGCTTAGAAGCAATGATCATGGGAAGCACGATTTTAGTCGTGGCTATGGTCGTTTCCGTATTTATGGGATTTAGATAAGATGGCAGAACTCGAAGGTAAAACGGGCGAACAGCTAGAGGCAGAACTCGTACAGCAACAGGCACGTAAGGCTGAAGCTACCGAACTTCCTGAAACCCAACAAATTACCCCTACTGACATGGTGCTTCAAGAGGGCGAGTTAGTTCCAGAAGACGCGGGGCGGGTGGAAAGTCGCGATCCTGCTGCCTTGGCTGCGGCGATTGACGCACAGAAATTTGATCAACAAGCACCAGAGAAACCTCAAGCACCTCAAATACAAGCAGAACAGGTAGGTGTAGTTCCTGATGCAGAAGCAGCAAAAGGAGAACTTTCATCCGGCTCAATTATGAAAGCTGCACAGGCCACTCTCTCTCCTGAAAGTTTGGCATCTGCTGCCACCGCTGAATTAGACCCTCGTGCCACAACTCGTTATCAATTAGCAGAGTTATTTAATACTATCGAAGATGGCAAGCCTCTTCCGCCGTGGGCTGCCCCCGCTGTGCGTAGAGTGTCTGCAATCATGCAGCAGCGCGGTCTGGGCGCATCTAGCATGGCAGCCGCTGCCAATGTGCAAGCAATCATGGAATCCGGCATTCCAATTGCTGCCCAAGATGCACAAAAATACGCCACCATTCAGTTGCAAAATTTATCTAATCAACAACAGGCCGTGTTGCAAAATGCTGCGGCCTCTGCACAGATGGATATGGCTAACTTAAATGCAAGGCAACAGGCTGCGGCAAACAACGCAAAATCTTTCCTTGCTCTTGATATGCAGAATCTGACAAACGAGCAACAGGCTGCTAGTATAAGCTATCAAGGAAAACTTCAGGCAATGCTATCGGATGTAGCCCAAGAAAATGCTGCTAGACAGTTCAACGCTAAGACCCAGACACAAATTGACACGTTTTTTGCCCAACTAGGTGTACAGGTTGAGTCAGCAACGCTAAACAGAAAAGCTGCTGTTGAACAGTATAATGTGTCGCAACAGAACGCAATGTCTCAATTCAACACTCAAATGCAAGCGGCTCGTGATCAATTTAACGCCAGCATGTCTGCACAGATTGCACAAAGTAATGCAACTTGGCGGCGTAACATCAACACATCTAACACCGCAGCAACTAACGCCGCAAATCAACAGAACGTAATGAACTTGTTGCAAATCAATCAGCAATCGTTGAACAATTTGTGGCAAGCATACCGCGATCAAGCGTCGTGGAACTTGCAAATATCAGAAAACAATTTGGCACGAGCGCACAACGCGGCAATGCAATCTATGTCTATCGCTGCCAATGCGGACATGTACAGCGACAAGTTTGATGACTTCTTGAAGATCAAAGCAATCGACAATATCTTCCCAGTATATAAGAGTGACTGATGACTAATTTATTCAAAATAGCATTAGCGTCTGTGGGCGCTGCAATGGCCGCCCCTGTTGTAAGTAATCTGTACACGGAATACGTTGCTCCTACTGCGTTCGGTAGTTTTCTAGATGATTTTGGATTCGGAGCAAAACAAGCAGGTGAAGCGGGAAGTGCGGTGGCACGTACGCTGTTTGGAACAAGCGTGACGACTATGGGTGATATGCCCGACGTAGAGCTTAATAGAGCTACCTCTATGGCTGCTGCAAGTATTGGCGCGGCAGGACAGGTAACAAGTGTGCCTATGGGACGCAGCCCTACTGTTCCGGGAATTGCACAACGACCGGCAGTTCGTGACGCCATAATTAAAGCGTCACAAACCATACCGCTTGCAAAACCAAACATCAGAGGCACAGCGCGAACAATCAAGCTCGGTTCTACGCAGTACAAACCCATGCCCATGAAGACCACGGGATAACGAGGCAAACGATATGGCTCTTGATAAAATTACACCTCTAGCCGCACCTCCGGGACACTCTTTGACAGACGAACCCGGCAAGTGGCCGTGGGAGAATCCGCCGGAATACCCCGATCCCGACGATGCAATAGATTTCGTCGTAGGGCAGATGGACACTCCACAGATGCGGGAGGACATGTCCAAACTTATGTTGGCGGGGGTAACTGTCGAGGAATTAGTATCACAAGTTGCATTCAAGGGGTTTACAGCAGGAGCTTTTACCCCCGATGTAGCAGAGCTAATCAAGCCAGCTATTGCCATTTTTCTTTTGGGTATTGCGAATGACGAGGGTTTTGAACCAAAGTTGTTTATAAGTCAGGATACTCCCTCTGCCGTGTCCGAGGACAACTTCTTCGCAATCCTTAAAGAACGCAACCCGGAGCTATTCAGCGCCATGAATGAATACATCAACGCCGAAACTCGGGCACAGGAGTTGAACGCGACTCCTCGTCCGGAGAAACCAGCAGAGCCTAACTTTCTTAACACCGAGGATCAAGGGGTAGCCTAATGTCTCTAGTATTGTTGGCATATGCGGCAAGCCGTATGCACGCTTCAAATAAAAGTTTAGAAATGGTAGAGGCTGCTAAAAGAGAGGCAGGCACAACATACTACTTTGGAGAGGACGCTGCCGGTAGACAAATGGCACGTGTCAAGGCTAGTGATCCCGAGTACGCTAAGTTTGCTCGTATCCATACGTTTCAAGTAGGCAACAATCAACCCCAGAAAATTCCCGATAAGCCGTTTACTCCCCAGAAAGTGTATTACAACAAAGATACTAAATCTTTTATGACTAATCAAGAATACGTTCTGGGTCGTCAAGCAGGTCGCATGGATTCCGCAGTACGCGCAGCAGCCCCTCAAACTAAGTATGGCCCGTTTATTGGCAGGGGTCCGAACGTAACTGCGACTGCTGGACCCGCCGCAGGAGAACAAGTTCCGATCATGGGTCAAATAGAATTTCCGGGAGCGACATCTGAAGAACAATTTGTAAATATGGGGACTTTCTTGGGAGACGCCATAGACAGAGGGTTTCCACACGTAGGCTTCACCAAGCCCGAGGGTGGGTACGAGTTGTTCGATAACGCCATTCTAAAGTCGCTCGGAGTCATAGTAGAAGATAAGGGCGAGTCATCTACATACAGTCTTGACGGAAACCCCTACTCCACATTTGCAGAGGCAGAGAAGGCATGGATGGAAAGTGACAGAAGTGAACCCCTTCGTCAAATTGACAAAAATGGCAAGGTATCCGTAGCGATTGCTGGTGTGGAACGTCCAGAAGAATTTACGTATGTAGTCGGGGGATACACAACCAATAGTCCCATCCGTGGAAAAGAAGCATACGAAAAGGATAAGGACGCAGGTCTGTACAAGATCAGTTCAAAAACGGGAGACATTGAAACAATACACGAAGCGAAAGTGCAAACCGAGAAGGGTAAAGTAGAAGTATACTACGGTGACGATATCGTAAAAAGTGTAGCAGAAGCTAGAAAAAGATACCAACAAGATAACACAAAAGAGGTATTCACCATCAACTACGACCCAGACGGCACGGTCAAAAGTAAAACAGTTCTGTTCGCCGGGCAAGATAAACCCGATCCAAAGAAAACATCAGGCTTCGAATATACTGTATCAACTCGCTCTGGTAGCACAGTTACATTTAGGTCTGAACTGGCAGCAACAGAGTATCGTGACAAAAATAATCCCACAGCTAAAATCGAAAAGCGCAAGGTAGACTATGAAGATGATATGCCGGTTAGCATAGGAGAGATGAAACTTCTAAAGCCAGAGGCAAAGAAAGAGGGACAAACCGAAGAGATATTTGACCCCAATAAAAAGAAGTATGTACCTTTCGACGAATTCATGTCCTCTGCAAGCCCAGAGGATATTGAAAAATACCAAGCTGGCAACCTAAAAAGACTAATCCGTGATGGCAAAGGCAATGTCGTAAAGTATATAGAGGCAAAGAGCGACACCACCGGCAAGTCCAAGAACGCCGCTAAAAATGCCAGCGATGGAATAATTGGCGTTACTGGAAAATTCCTTCCGGGCGACGACGAAACAGAAGTGAAGGTAGGATATCCAGCCGATTCCAAATTCGGAACACGGGAACAAGTGGACTACATGGTGATGGATTACTACAATCGTCCCGAAGTGTTCAAGAAAATGGGCGCTATGATAACGGGGGATGCCGCGACTCGATCCACCGCTTACGATCAGTGGGTGAACCTTCTCGCAAATCGAGTAGTAGCTCTGCACGCAGAGGCAAGCGTTGATCCCCAGTCGGGAATGAAAATCTCTTCTGTTGCCGACTTGATAAATCCGATTGATGACTACGCATTTCGAGTTGCAAGCGGCTTAGAAAGTGTCCCCGGGATACGCGAAGCGTTAGAACAGGCGTTCGATGTTAAAACACAAGCAAATGCGGCTGTTGATCGAGACGAGATATCTCGGAATGAAAGAACAAACACTGTCATTCCACAGGAAATAAAGTACACTCAAGACGGCCAAGAATTAAAATTTGTAGCGCAAATGCCTTTCCCCGATCAGAAGCACGGCCCTACATTAGCGGCTTTACGGCGAGTAGGTGTGGTGGAGAACAATATCCCTAACTTTGTTAGTTACAAAACTTCTGGTCTGGGCCGAGAAGATGTTATCAAATACACGAGATCAGGAGAACCGTATCGTGTAATGGATGACTTCCACTACAGGTTGAACTTCATTGACAGACTGGAGAGTATGCCAGTGTCGGGAGGGGGAACACAACTAGATGCGTTTGTAAACATGTTGACCCCCCACGAGCTTCGTGCAAACACATCTCAAATAGATACCCGAGATCGCACTGAAATTGCAAACGAATTTATGACTGCATCAACTCGTCCGGGTATGATTCCGGGCACAGTCGTTCGTGATCCCCAAGGGGGCATGGACATAATTATGAATCTAGTGCCTCTCTCAGACACCACATCTGAAAAAATGTTCCGCAGGGTATACGCCGGTAAGAACATGCAAGATGTTATTTCTAGTGCCCAACAATCTGCAGGTGCAGCAACACAGGCTTTTCAGACGCTTCTTAACATTGAAGCATCTTACTTTATGCCAGACCCTGAAACAGGTTTGCCGTCAAACCGCATGATCAATATGACCATGACGGAAGCTAAACTTATATCTGGCGTAGACGGGCTGCTGTACTTTGTTAACAAGGGCGTTAATTTCATACGGGGAAAGCCCATACTGGAGATTAAAGATGCAGTGGGCGTTGCAGAGTCTAGTTACTCTCGTGCCATGGGGCTGGTCATGTCTCCCGAAGAGGCTGCAAAGGCAGGACGTGGCACCGTAGATGAAAACAGAAAAGCCAGAGAAAACAACCGAAGAATACTTGACGGGATTATAGCCGATCTTGGTGACGACTCTGTCGCTGAAAATGGCGTGGCAAAGAACATCCTTGCTACCCGCAAGCTATACATGTACCTCGCTGCATATCAGATGGCCGCAGCCATTCAGGGCGGCACAGGTGGCCGTACGATTTCTGACCAAGACGTTGAAAACATGCTGAACGCATTTAACTTTGACGGAATCACTACACCTGAAAAGGAACTTGCCGCAGTCCGCGCAGCTAAATCCATGATGCTACGTATATCTGTCATTGATTCTGCAATAGGCAGCGGCAGTCCTGCACAGAAACATGCGGCACTGAAATATCAGGAACTTGAAAGATCAGCGGGTGATCCCTATCGCGTCACAATCTATAACGATATCAACGCTGCAGCATCGTATCTTAGAATGGACGGCGCGGGGGGCACGGCACCAGATACCGGACCCGTGGAGGTTGTCTATGATGCGCAGGCATTTGGTAGATTTGTAGCCACACAGCCGAATCAAAAGGGTGCGATGCCTAGTGGAATTGGAACTGCAGAAAAGGCAAAAGCTAAGTTCCCCGAACTATACGAACAATTTATGAAGCTCGAACAGAAAAATAATCCTGACGATGCCGAGGAAAATGGTGATGACTGAACCCGAGATGACCACAGAAGAGTCGCAAGTCGAGTTTCTGCGGCGTATGCAAGCCAGCGGTAGTGGCAGCCCTCTTGCCGTAGCCTCTCCGGGTGGTCCGTTTGAGATACAGGACTTCGACAAAGAAGTAAACATGTATAAGACTGTTGATCCGATGCTCAACGAGAATCAACAGTTAGCATTAGAACAGGAGATGAAAAGACAAAAAGGCGGCGGACTTTTAGAATCCGGACCCGCTGTCCCGTATGGCGCACCAGCGTATGGTCAACCTACAATCACATACGAACCCGGACTAGTTCCCGGGACAATGCAGCCAGCCAAAATCGAACCCAACCTGATGTTCATAAACAAAATCGCGCCCATCGTAGGGCTGGAGGATGTGTACGATATATCTGACGCCGATTTTCGCGCAGACATAGAAAGTTACACAGGTTTTCGCACGCGAGAAAGAACTCCCGGTAAAGGCGATGGACAAGTGTTCGAATTTGGGGATCGCAACTTTGACGAGAGAGTCCGATTTGCCAATCAAATGGGCGCAGTCTCTTTTTACACCGAGGTTCCCGGGGCAGAAGAGGATTTAATTACAACCATACCCTATGACATGGGTATCGCAAATCGCATTGGCAAACCCAGAGATTACAAAGCTCGTCAAATGCGTATACAGTTAAAGGTGCCGAAGCTCGATGTCGGCATACCACCCACCGCAGGTGACGAGGCGTTGGGATTTGATTATCTTACATTTACCGTTCCTAATTTTGCAGAGCCAGAGCTACGAGATGCTGAAGCCATAACCGTGTTGGCACAGAACTTAGTGGCTCTGAGCGATAAGTATCCGTATCTAAAAGACGACAGAACCCGTCTGGGTATCATTGACTACATGCTTGCAAAAAATCAGTCGGGCACTGACTTTGGACGAGTTGCAGCAGAATATGGCAGACCCGCCGTTCGTTTTGCAATAGACGCGGCTGGATACCTCGTATTCGAAGGCTCACAGGCGATCAGTAAAGTTCTTGATAAAACACTTAGCATACCGTCGATACCCGAGGTAGGTCCATTCAGTTCGATTGCACGTCAAGAAAAGATGGGTAAAATCCTCCCTAGCTACTCCCACGAGCTAATGTTCCAACTTGCAAATCGCGGCGTGGAAATAGATTTGCCTCTTGCCCAGTATCTTGCACGATATGATTTGGGAATCGGTGTAAGCACAGCGGGAGCGGCAGTAGAGACGTTTGGTCCCTCGCTGTTGGCAGCCCTTCGTAAAACAAATCTGGCAAAGAGGGAGTATGCCGCATTTAATGAATATCGCACGCGCAGAATTGCAGAGGGTGCAGAAGATTCTATTGACCTAGTGAACGACTTTATAACACTGCGTATGCGCGGACAAATCCCTGTGAAGATAGGCGATTCTCCTTTCTACGGTTTTGTAATTCAATCATCGAACAAACTGTTCGGCAGTCGTCGCGGACCAGTCAAGTGGGCACGCATGGGACTTGTAAGTCGATTGAACGCAGGTTCTGATTTGAACGAAGCTCTTACAAAGGCACCAAACTTGCGTGTTAGAGCGCAAGCTGTAATACAAGAGCGTGACAGGACGTATGAACGACGCTCTGCAATGCTTCAACGAGCCAAGGACGATAACGACAGACCTTTCACTGAAAAGGAACAAGCAGAGTTTGACGCTCTTACCAAAAAGCTGCAGATGCACAATCACGATCTCATGGCCGAAGTTGCACGAGGAGACATGCCACCCTTCTTGCAACAGTCTTTAACTCAAGACGTGTACATGACTATAGGTGCTGCAACAGGCAACAATCTTGTCACAGAAATGGGTGGTGACCCAGAGGTGGGAGAACTTGTGGGAATATTTACGGGGTTAATATTCTCTATGACGGCAGGAAGCCCCGCTGTTGCAAAAGATTTTGTTTCCAAGTTGATGCCGGGAAGTAAAAAGCCTCTCGATCTTGCTGCTCTGGTTGCAGAGAACATAAACTCCTTTGATCCAAACTATCGCGAAGCTATTCTTGCCCGTGTAAATTACATGAATGAACTGCGTAACGAGTTGCTTCAAACAGGGGAGATTGATGCCGACACGTTAGACATGACCATAGGGCAATTGACGGGTCTTGCCGTGCTGCAAGCGTTGGATTCTACAGTCAAACAAGACATTGCCGTACGCAAGTTGGGTAACTTTGACGAAGATGTTATCAACAAAATTGATCTGCAAACCCAGTCAGAGCAGTTGAATTCGTCTTTGGAAAAGATTCTCGCGTCAATGGCAACCAAAAACTTTCCGGACGGGAGTGCAGGCGATACCATTCGCAAGATGGCACAAGAGGGGATAGATTACATACAACTTAGCATGATTGATCGCAAGAAGGACATCGAGATTGTGATGGGTCAACTGGCTATCAAAGTGAACCGTATGCTTGACAACTCTTCCGGACAGTCAGAGGACTTGCAAGGCACATCTACAAACTCTATGCTGGGATTCGATCAGGCACTGGAGAGGCTTGCAGAACTGGGATACGTTCTGGAAGATGCCAACACCGTTGCCGCCATTAACAGCATTGCAGAAGCAAGAAAGAGCGAAGCGTTCAATCTTCTTAGGGATCGTGTCGCCAAGCACCGCACAGACCTAGTTGATGTATCTGGTGGACAAAAGGCAATCGACAACACCCTTCCCTCTAAAGGTTTACGAGTTGCACAAAGAGACGTTACGGTAGGAGGCCCGGGAGATGATAAATTTATTCCTCGACTAGACTCCGGTCCTAAATTGTTACACGCATGGACAGAGATCGCACACTTTGGTGCGCGTGAAAAGGCCACTGCACCCTTCCGAGTTATGGACAAGCAGCCATACGTCCGTGTTGTAGACAACGACATCGTGCCAGTCGGCGGCAGTCCAAAAGCAGACGTAAGTGATCTCATTGCTGACTTCATGGACACACTGGAAGTAGACGACAATATATCTTTGTTAAATTTTATGACAAAGAAAGACGTGTCTCCAACGGTCACTCGCTCTACAGTTGACACCGCAAACGAGGCAGCAATTGACTTCTTCATCATGTCCAAAGGCGCTGATGAAAATATAGACGAAGTAATCAAAGAGGCTGTCGATGCGGCAAAAGACGATCCCGGATTCGCTGATCAGTTACGTCGTCTTAAAAAACTTCCCGGAAACAAAGACGGATTGATTGCGGCAAGTTATCAGCGATATCTTGCAAAAGCAAATGACTTCGAAGTTGCAAACTTGAACATCAGTATGTTGGCAGTCAGTCGCATGAACGCCTCATTCCGAGAACTTGCACAAAAAGCCAATGCCGCAGGGAATACGACTGCCGCGAGAAAGTACGGCAATCTCGCGAAGGCGATGGAGAGAAAATTTGACGAAGCATTCGTGCTTGACGCAGAAGGCAACAAAGTAGACATCGGAGAACTTCGCATTCAGACGGGTCCAAATATGACAGAATCTGTCATAGAATTTCGAAAGAAGGCCCGTGAAGGATTTATGAACTACAAAAACATTTGGTACGATAATCCTGTTCTTAGTTCGTGGATGGGCTGGGGACGACGTGCGGCTAAAACACCAGATGGCAATCACCCAATGGGCATACGTCTACCGCTTGGCCCGGAGGAGTGGTTAGATTGGTCTAAAGCCATGAGCGATGGCACACAAGCAGGAGATGAAGCGGCGGCAAAATATGTCGATAAATTGATACTAACATTTGAAGAAGCAGCAGGTGTGCCCCGTGTAGCTTACAAAGACAAGCCAAAGATCAATCCCGACAGTCCCGAGGGACAAGCTCTTAGTGAGGTGTTACAAGCAAATCTAAATCAATGGCTACAGACACTGGTTGATGAAAGCGAAAGTGCCGGCGTGGACGTTAACGCCATCGACAATATGTTGATGCGTGTGAAGAGTAAGATGAAGGGTGTAAACGACGCCGGAGAAGAAGTAGACCTATTTCCAAATCTGGGCAAGAACACCTTCGAAACAAAGGCATACGGCCCGGGTTCTCTCAAAGATAGCGTATACAAAAAGACAGAACAAGACGCAGACATATTGATTAACGAGAAGCGTGCAGAGTGGAACAAACAAAAAGATTTGTACGAGCGGGACATGAACTCTGTCGTAGCGGCGCTTCGTCCGTTTGTCCCGGGGGCAGGTAAAGACCCCGAGGAGATGATCGTAGCTCTTCTTCAGGGGGGAGATGCCGCTGTAAACAATTTCCGCACATCTCTTAGCAGAATCAAAAGAGAAGACGGATCGTCACTGACTGAAGATGAAATAGACGGCTATCTAGGCGACATGGTAGCGTCTGCTATGCACCGTCTGGTCATGCGGCCCACAGGTCAATTCGGTGTTAACGTCAAGAACCCGCAGCAAATGATACCTCTGTTTGACTTCGACGTGAACGCACTGGGCAGCATACTGGGTTATGGCGACAAAAACAGAGAGGCTCTTGTCCGCAAGACTATCGGAAAAGAACGACACGACGTAGCTATGGCTATGTTTAGGTTTATGAAGAACAAGGACGGGTCAGTCATGGGTATGCCTAGCGTAACAGGCATCCCCCGTAACTTCTCCGTTGAAAGCTATATCTCTCGCTTTTACGCTGTCAACCGCGATGTGATTGGACCGCAATACGTCATAACTGAATCGATTCTGCAGCGGATGCGGATTGCGAACTTTAGTATAATCCAAGCAGCTTTGACTGATCCCAAAGTGGGCAAGGCATTTGTAGACATGCTAGAGAGTGGTAAGCCTCTATCTATCCAGCAGGAACTAGAGTTTGTGAACGGGTTGGTTGTTGCCTTTGTGAAAGCAGAAAGCACTTTTGATCGACCTCGCGATGTAGGCCCACCGAAAGAAGTCATGTTCCCCGGTATGTCTGGAGTGCGATTAAAAATGCTGACAGACCCTATGGATTACAGCCAAACTAATCTGCCCGTATTTCCATTCGATGAATTTTACCCAGAATTTGCGTACGAACAGATGCGCAGAAACCCCAAGAACGTAGGAGTAATAGAATGAAGCAGTACAACAACGGCCAACGCAAGGCCATGATGTATGGTGGCATGTCAAAGCGTAAGCCGATGATGTACGGCGGCATGGCACAAAAGAAAAAGCCCCGCAAGAAAGCTCAAGCGGGGGGCATGATGTCAACAACGCAGAAGCAGCAGCAGATGCAGCAGAATAAGATGCCGATGATGGGCATGAAGAGGGGCGGCAAGTTTCCGGACCTGACAGGTGATGGTCAAATCACGCAGGCTGACATTCTCAAAGGCAGAAAAGTAATCTAGATATACCCGCCTGACTTATCCATCATCTCATCTGTTACTGAACTAAAGTAACGCAACATGGACGCTATGGAGTGTGCCCCATCATAATCGGGCACCCCGGCGTCCATTTCCTTTTGGAACTCGTCTGGTCGGACCATGTCCTTTGCAAGCTCT